AACAATATCCTGCAAATTGCTTTTCTATTTCTTGTCTAAGTTTAAATTGTATCCAAAAGTTATTAAACGAGCTTTGTGTAAACACCAAGAAAAATGCTAGTGCAGGGAAAGTTGCATCAATTAATTTAAGATTTTCTTGATAACTTGTAATACTCCATCCTACTGCCCATCCAAATGAGAATAGGAATATTAAACCACTTAACCATACAGGTGAATGATAAACTGCTAATGAGATGAAAATCATGCCTACTAGAGCTCCTAAGAGCTCGTATAACGCACTTAATTCATTTCTTTGTATATTTGACCCATCAATAAAATTTTGTAGCATGTGTGCTTGTATATACTGTGGTAATACGTTGCCTCTAGGTGTGGGCACCGGATTGGCAACGCCCTCTGCACTTACTCCCACTATAACGAACTTTCCGCCTAAGTCCGGCAGTTCACTCGCATCTACATATTCATATTCAGCAAACTTGTTGTTAAATCGTATATATGCTGTACCTTTTGGTGTTGTTACTATTGGATCAAATGGTGGTACTGCAAATTCTTGTATGCCGATCTCTGATGTCTTTAACATATAACTTGGCTTTTGTGTATAAGCTCTTAACATCTCAATAGCAAAAGAAGGATATATTTTGTTTTCTACATTGATTGCTAAAGGATATGTTCTTGTTTGATTATCTGGTTGTGGTGCTGATGCTATGACACCTATGCCTGCGGCCGCAGATTCTATTTCGGGTATATTGGTTACTAGATTTGGCCATGTTAGCAAAAAGTCTTGTGCCGTTGTAGGGCCTATTGCGGCTGTACCAATATGAGGGCCTGAAGTTCTAATTCCTCTTGCAGATGGCGTCTGGCTTAAAACTATCCCATTA